TCCCGCGTACCTCTGTGTTGCCTGTAGTAAGAACTGACGCTGCGAAGTTGACAGCCTCACGGAAATCACCACCTTCTTTGTACATTATGAGGGAATATACGTCACCCTTAACGCCACATCCGTGGCATATAAATGCATTCTTATCATAGTTAACTGCTGCTGATGCATGACTGTCGTTATGAAATGGACATTTCATTTTACGCCAGCCACTGTTTACTGCTGGTGTATCTGCACCTATGTAGTGGAGATACTCTTCAATGCTTGGTTTCTCCAAGTGCTCTCCTTAGTAAGTCTACCCATACATGACCAGGCATGGTGCAGTACCAGTCGCCAGGACTTCCCCTACCCTTGCGCTTGTGCCACACCACACCTGTCCATGCTTTGTCGTTAGCCATCTCGACTATCAACTCTTCTGTCCACCCTGCTAAGTCCATCTTGGCGTGGTTTTTGATTTCAATTGTGACTCCAGGTATACCTGATATGTCACCTTTATCTAATGTAGCACCAGCCAATCGCCTATCAACATAAGGAAACCATTCTTTTAAATACTTAACTACATCACGTTCGGCTCCTGAACCTTTGGCTTTTGCTGCACTACTCATTATCTTCTTTTGTTACTATGTCAAAATCTGCATAGTCGGCTACTTGACTGTTAAATTCTTTTCGCACGTGCTCGATAGCCCATTCCATAACATCATCTTCTATGTCTGGTACGTTTATGTAGCCAGTATATACAAACTTAACTTCAATCATACTGTCATCTCCATCTGTGTACTGTCTCTGATTACATCTTCAAGATGCATCTTTGCTGGGTCAAACGATAGCGTTAAGTAAGTTGCACCTGTTGGGTCAGCCTTACCATAACGATTCTTAACTGGGGCTACACACAAGTAGGAGTCTACTCCGTGTGTCATTTGACCTACTGTTAGTACCATTGCTGGAATCTGTGCAACCTTACCTTGTAGTGCTGAACGTGGCTGGCAAGGATAACCCTGCGCACCTTCTTGGGTATGGTGCAAGACTAATACTGCTGCATTGGTATCACGTGCTAGATACTTTAATTCTTTCATAACTGCACGCATACCAGCAAACTCCTCATGTCCATCAATGGCTATGTCCATAAGGTTATCTACAACTATAAGTGTAGGGCTTCTGCCCCACATAGTTTCAAATGCTGATACTTCATCATCTAAATCTTTAAGTGTAGGAGATGGCTCGAACGACCAGTACATACCAGAGAACTCACGAAGATATTGCTCTGCTGTATCTGGTTTAGTTTTAATCATGTACTCAGCATCTTGCTGAGTTATCTTGGCTTTCATAGCAAGCAAACGCATTGCCATTGTATGTGCATTGGTATCGGCAGAAAAGTATAGTGTTGGTTGTTTAAGTCTTGCTGCGATATGCAATGCAATAGATGACTTACCTGCGCCTGGAGTACCTGCTATGACGGTGACTTCTGCTCTACGCAGAATGATTCCTTCACGCTGGAAAGCCTGAAAAGGTGGGGGTAATGGTTCTCCCCCCACCTCTGGCTTGCCAATACTACGGCGTAGTGTTTTCATTTATGCCTTTGTTTGGTCCGCTACGAATGTAGCGAACTCTGGTGTGTTCGCTTTGACATATACAGTTGTACATTTAGTTGGGTCTCCTTGCTTTGCTGGGCAAAAGTGTCCCTTGTATGGACCAAATTTACCTGTTAGTCCGTGGATGCGTGTCATTGTACCGTGTGGGCACTGACGTGCACCTGCACCTGGCGATACAAATGCTGGTGGTCCTGATTGTATTGGTGTTTCTGAGATGACAGTTGCACCCAATTGTGTAGCAAGTGATGCGATTGCTGGGTTAGGTGGTACTGCTGCATTGCTGCCACGTACTGCTGCTTCTAGTTCTGTAGTTGCAGATGCAAGTGATGCAAGTGTTAGTGCAACAGTCTGGTCTAGTTCTTCTGCGTTTGACGCACGAACTGTAATTAGTGAACCTGCTGGTGATTTAACTGTGATGCTGATTGGTGCTTCGGTGTGCATGTTTCTCCTTGATAGTGGTGATTACCCCGCATGAACGACACACATATTCTGTGTCTGTTTCTACGTACTGATAGAGTATAACATCTGTGCCCATGCAACTAGTGCATAGTCTCAATTAAGTTTCTCTACCAATTTCTTTTTTGTTTCTCTAAAGGCGCGTACCTTCATGGCTAGTTGAATACCCTTCCATCCTTCTTTGATGTCTACAAAATGTAGTTCACATTTACCACTGCCTGCTGGCAAGTGGACAATGATTCCCTTTTCTGTATTGACATCTCCCCAAGACGAACGGGTTGCCGTAGCGGGGTCATACGGCAAGCCGTTTGCATACACCGCTAACTGCATGGCAATTTTATTTGGGTAGGAAATACTACCAGTCTTAAGGTCAGAGATGAACAACTCGCCTTTGTATCTGACAATGCGGTCAGGTGTGCCTGCAATTTTAAACTTATCCAGTACACAGAACTGCTCAATAAAAACATTTTCAAAGTCTTTAGTTGCTGCATCATATGCTTGTATGTCAGCAACATAATCCTCAGGGATTACACCTAAGTCCATGCCTCTGTCATGCTTCTCTGTTAATGTGTGGATGGCTGTACCTATAGTTGCTTGCTTGGTCGCACCTGCTGCTTCCATTGCATCTTCAACTAACTTGTCCATCTCTAGTTTGTTGTCGCGCATAGCGCTGGCTGCTAGTAACAGGTCAGGGCGCAGTGTTAAACCTGCTGCTGCCATGCGTAACTTCCATGCTACTAGCGCAGTGCCATCATCTAATGAACCTGCAACTGTAGTGGTACGTGTGTATGGTACTGGCTTGCCACCTTTCGGTGGCACTACCATTGGTCTGCCGTACCTATCTCTAGGTACTTCTACTTCTGACATACTTCTCCTTTGATTAAGAACCAGTGAGGGTAGGACAAGGAGAGAGCCAAAACCTACCGCTCACTGGTTGTCCCCATCATAGCATAGGTGACGGCTATGCGTTGATGTCATGCCCACAATTGGGGCAAAGTTTTTCTCGCTTCTTATACGTTTCATATTTATTGTAAGCGTCTTTAAAGTTTTGATGAACGTATATCTTGCATCTGTTACGACTACTGTATAGTCGTATGATTGCACCTGATTGGTGCAATACTGACAGGATACCACTGGTAGTACCATGATGCCAGCCTGTTTGTGTGGCTAACTCTTTCCAGGTTAGCCCTAATTCACCTGCTTGTTTTAACATACGTAACGCTAACTGCTGGTTGTTTTCTTCCCGACCAGAGTGGATATTATCTAGCGCTCTCTGCTGAGATGTATCCGTACCTGACCAGCCAGCAGTACCGTTGTATGGTACATAGGCTGAACTCATTATATGTTTACTACTTCAAGCGGTAATGACCATGTATCTGACCAACCATTTACTTTACGTTTAAGAAAAATCTTTCCATCTGTTTGTATTTCAACTAAGAAATACTCACCACCATCTTGAAAGACTTGTATAGTATCAATTGGAAATTTCATTAGTCTTCCTCTACGTCATGCACTTCAATTTGGTCTACATCCATGTCGGCTGACCAGTTAGAGATTTCAGTATTCTCTGTAATAATATCTTCAATCTCATCTTCATCTTCTACTTCAATACTAAATGAACCTGTGATTGTAAAGGTTCCGTTGTACTTGGTAGTAAGTTTGGCTGCGCCGATACGTTCGAGCATTGCATTGACGTCACCCTTGTTGCATGTTGTCTCACCGTCTGACCATTCACCTTCACTGAAAAAGTCACGGACTTCGTTACGAATACTACGGAGTTCTTTGACAACTGATTGGTATGATTCTTGTACAGCATTGACTTCCTTAGCGTTCTTAATGAAGTTTAGAACTTCGGCTTCTGTATATGTTACATCATACGGTGTGCCAGATTCTTCATTGACACGGTTGATTGTGATTGTGTTCATATCTCTCCTTAGTTAGCAAGCACTAGGTCTAGTGCTTTATCCTTGATGCGGTCATTACGTCCGCTGATGGTGGCGATTGCACGGCGGTCAGCGCCACCAGAAGCAAAGTGGTCAGCATGTTCTACCACTGCTTGCCACACACCAAAGGCTGTGCCTCTGATGTTCTCTTGTGTATGTGATTGGCTGTAGATATTCCATGCTGAGTCACGTCCATTGAGTGCAATGGTACGTTGACGGCGCTGCCCTTGTGATAGCAGATGCTCAGGTGCATCTTCTACCTCTGATGGCAGTGCCCATACAGCCTTGAAAATGTTGCGTACTTGACGCTCATCTACCTTACGTTGTAGTAATGTGCCAGCAATTGTTTCATACTGCTGGATAGAATCATAAGTTAACTGCGTGATGTTGCGAATGTCATTGACCGACAACTCAGAGTTAGTAGTGTGCTTCATAACATAGGTGTAATCATTCTTATGCTTACCCTTGATGATGCGGTTGATTTGATTCATGCAGAACAAACGCTCAATGATTGGGCGAATACGTACCGCACATGAACCATCATGTGATGACTGCACCAATAAGAATGCAGCGTGTGGGTCATTGGCTACTTGTACACCGACAGGTAATTCCATAACCATCCAGATATTAGCACCGTTGTTGTACTCACCTGCTGCTGTATAGCGTGCATCACCTGAGTCAACTAGTGTATCTAGTGCGGAGAATACTTCCATGTTCTGCACAATCTTGTACTTGTCACCGACTACACCGATAACTTCATTGGTGTTGTCTTTGCCAAGTTTAAGTACAGCCTGTCGTTTAGGTACAGGGTAGTGGTCGGTCACTGTCTCATACTCATTGACTTTATTGGAAACAATTGCTTCCATATCTGCAAGCATTACATTCCAGTCAAGACCAGCCTGTCGCGCTGCTTCTGATGCAGACCCTGCGTTAACCGCAGTGCCTGCTTTAACCCAAGCCTGCTTGTTTAGTTCTTTGATTCTTTTATCGTTATATGTTTCGCTAACTTGTAGCATTGCTCTCATCCTTTTCTACGAACATCCAACGCTTGAACTTCAAGCCTGGATACAACTGGCATGCATCTTGTAGCAGCCAGATAGCAGTGTCATCATCACTTGCTTCTACTTGTATGTCGCAAGTAATTTTATAGTATGTTTTCATTAATACCAACCGTGCTTTCTCCAATGTGCCCACGCTACTGATGGCAGGTCGTATCGGTGAACGATATACTCCAGCCCCTTCGCAACTTGCAGGGGGGCTGGGGTGTTAGGGTCAGTATTAAGTACTTGTGCTACACCGAACGCTGATGAGTGTGGGTTATCAGCAAGGTGATTCCATGCTGATTCTTTACCCCACAACTTACCTAGTGCTGACCATTCTGCACGTCCCCATTTAGGATAGGTTTCTTTTATATATGCTTTAGTGTATGCCTTAAGTGTAAACTTATTCCATACTTGTACTAACTTAACTTCTTTCTTTGGTTCTAACGCTGGCTGATTACTTAATGCATGTGCTTTAATAGGTATCCCAATTAAAGAAGCAATTGATAACATAAGGCTAGTGCCTACAGATATATAGCGTGCTAGTTCTTGTCGCATACTTGTTCCTTACTCTTCGTCTCCATACATACGGTCAGGTTCTCCGCTGTCACATTCACATGAGTGTATAAAATTACCACACTCATCACACTCATCCTTCAATGCGTAGTCGTCACCTTCTAGCCATTGTGGTTCGCTCATGATTACCAACTAGCCAAGTACTCAAACGTAGCGTCATCAACGCTTTGTTCTAGTGCTGTGTTTAGTTTCTCAATAGTATCTTTAATGTCTTGCCAGTACCAATCGTCTATTGTGTCACTGCCAAAAAAGAATCCTGATGTTGGTGGCAGTAGTTCCATTGCTGTCTCTACTGTTCCCTCATCTAATACTTTTTGGCAGTCATCTCGCAATTGAACAAGGTCCATCTTGGTAAGATGGATAGGTGTGCAGTCATCCACTACACCAGCGTTGTTGATAATCCAACCATGAATAGCGTTAGCCTTACGCCAGTACGCTACTTCATGTGTTTGCTTTTCATATAGATACATGTCTAGCCCCATGATTACTCCTTTACTAGTACTCTCTCATCAGACATAACTCTACCTCTGCGTGTTTTAATACCACGATTAGTTAGATATGCGTCATACAATTCCTTGTATTCTTCATAGTATTTGTTAGCAAGAAATGATTGCGCATAACTTGCAGCCTTAGCACGTATCTTCATAACCTCATCATTAGTCACGTTCAATACCTGCATCTTCTGGGTCGCCTGGTACTGGCACACTTGTGCCTGGCACTGACTCGATAGTTACTTGCTTAGATGACTTAACAATTTCAGCAAAGTCATTACCGTATTCATCAGCCAGACGCTTGAGTGCTGCTAGTTCAATGGTCTCTTCGTTATCTGTCTCTTCAATTATAACTGTAGTTACCAGTACGAAATGGTTGTGCATAAATAGTACGTCATAGTTAGTCATTGGTTTCCTCTCCAAAGATACCTGCTACTACCTTAGGGTGTAGTTCTTGTCGCATTGCTGCGAATGATGCTGGCTCCCAACCCGACTTGAACACACGGTTCAACAGAATTGCCAGCGAGTAGTTGTGTTGTGCATTACTTAGTGTAAGGAATGCATCTGCTGTGTTACCTACTTCGTAGTATAACCCTGCAAGTATAGACGTTGGTGCGTTGATGTATGTCGTATCTGTTGGTGCATGTTCGATTAAGTTTTTAAGTGCAGGTATAAGTGTATCCGCCTTGTCCTTATCCATCAAGCCTAATGCGTAGTCACGTACCTGTATATCTGTCAGATAATACAGGACATTGACTACAACTTCGGCATCTTGTTCTGTGCTTGATGATGCAAAGTACTGCTCAACTAGGCGTGCGCCTACACGTTGGACAGACTGCTCTTGATTGTCTACTAGCGTACCTAGTTCTACTAGGTGGTCTTTGATGGTCATTGTTAGTGGCACTTGTTCTCTCCTTAGAATGGACGTGGACTGTGGAAGTTACGGCACTGCTCTACTTGTCGCTTGTTCTGCGCTCGTAGATTTCTGTTTTGTCTGAGCAGGTCACGGTTAGCCCGTGCTGTCAGTAGTATAAGCGTGATTGATGTTGTCAGTGCAATCATAACTGCACCTATGTCGAACACTGAAAAATACATTGTCTCTCCTTGCTAGGTAGGTTGATAGTTGATGACTTGTCAGTTGCATTTGATTACCTTATGCCCCCGCACAATAAAAAAAGGGAGAGTGAGTGCTATCTAAGCCACCCACTCTCCCGTCTTAACGTTTAGTTTACGCTTACCTCAAAGACTTCCAACTGCAACTGTGGTGCTCGGCGTGCTGCCTCTGCCACATCTGGTCGGCGGTCAAAGCGTGTGATAAGACGACCCTTAAGCGTCACTGTCTGGGTCTCTTCGTTACCTGCACGCATCTTGTCAATCTCTAGCAAGTCACCAACTGTAGAGTCGTCTAACGCTACGATATTGATACCTGTTACGTATACCGCACGGTCTGCTGTACCATCTGGCAGACGTGAGTATGTGCGCTGATTAAGCCAACCAGTTACGAGTGTTCCCTTTGAACCTGTGAACTGACGGACGTTCTTGATTGTACCTGTGATAGTTACTTCGTTTTGCATCTGTTGTTTCTCCTTGTTTCGTAGTTGGTATTAGGTGGAAGGTAGCCCTGCCGTAGGCAACAGGGCTACCTGTAACGTGCTTACTGATGTTCCCCGTCACTTGGACAGGAACCACCATAGAAGCACGGACATTCTTCCTCTGGTACGAGGTCTGCTGGGTTAGTCATCTTACGTTCACCTCCAGTGGTGTGTCGCAGCATTGGCAGTCGTTGAACTGCTTTGGTGTTGCGAGGTGGCATGCATGGCATATCACTTCGCGCTGGGACTGGGCGTAGTCGTCCAGTGACCAGATGTTGTCGAGTTCGCCACCGTCTTGAAGCATGACGATTGGCAACTTGTACTCCCCTTCACGGTCAGTCCAGTCATGTCCGCTGGGTTGTGATTCCACAAGCCACTGGGACTTGTACATAAGGTTGCCTTCGGACGCCGCCTCATACACGGAGTCGGTGAGGCGTGCGTCTGCTAGGTCAACGCAGTCAACGCATAGTTGCTCCTGCGCTATACACTCAGGACAGACGTTGCTGATGGTGAGTGAGTCTTCCTGTGTATAGGTTACTTCGTTCATTGCTTTCTCCTTTTGTAGTCACCGACAATCTATCGGTTCGCCAATTGGATAAACCATAGTGTCACTCAGACAGCCAATGCTTTGGCTGGCTGCGGGGCGAGGCTGCATGCAATGCTGACTCGGCAGACGCGCTTGCGCGGAGAGCAATCGGCTATCGCTTTGCTCTGCTGAATAGGCAGAGCAGTAGCCGATTTGACGCATGGTTTACCATGCAGGCGACTGATAGATTAAAACATAAACGCATCTGTTTGATAGATGCCGAGCGTGGCTTCGACACGCTGCATCTCAGACAGCATGCGTGACTCACCGACAGAGCAGTTCGTCTTTTAATCTTTAACCTCAATAGATATATACATACAGCACGGCTGTCAGTAGAAATCTATTTAGGGGGCGACAGCCCGACAGACAGTATCGCTAGGCAGACTACGCCTAGTAGTGACAGTCTGTACAGATTAGAACATGTAGGGGCTTGACCCCTACTGTTTTAATCTGCTTGCCTATCTATATAGGTAACTCTGACTATAAATATTTCTGTATATAGTGACCCCAGTACAGTATCTGACCTGCACTTTTGTAAATAGTTCTGGCTAAATAGTTCGTTTTGTTAGTTTGAACGGATTAAGTATATATGTACAGTAGATTATATTCGGAAGTCTTTTTAGAGCCTTCCTCATACTGTGACATACTGTTGTACAGATATACTTCTATACGGCGGGCTAAGTCTGCCTACAGCAAGGGGACAAGCAATGTCAGGTTTTAAGTCAGGCGGGGAGCACCACCTAGCAAAAGGTGTGGCGCAAGCCAAGAAGGATGTTCTTGAAAAGGTGAGGGTGGGCGTCTCCCCTCAGGCGGCTATGATTGCCATAGGCAGAAAGCCAGATACCATCCGTCAGTGGATGGTCAGAGACCCACTATTTGCGGCGGCGCTGGAAGAGGCTAAGGAAGAAGGAAACAAACAATCCTTTGATGCCCTCGGCGTGCAAAAGGAGTCCATCCCCTTTGCGGAGTTCTCCAAGATGTTTTTTGACCAAACGGTCTTCCCCCACCACCAGAACTGGATTGACCTTCTGGAGGGGCGCGAACCATCATGGCAACACCAAAATATTATATATGAGCCAGGGGAGTCTAACCGACTACTTATCAACGTGCCCCCTGAGCACGCTAAGTCCACCGTTGTCACGGTGAACTATCCGACTTACCGCATTGCCCTCAATCCCAACATCCGCATCATTGTGGTATCAAAGACGATTACAAAGGCACGTGAGTTCGTATACGCTATCAAGCAACGATTGTCCCATCCACGCTGGCTCAAACTACAGACCGCTTATGGTCCTGAGGGCGGTTGGAAACAGGACGCAGATACTTGGCGTACCGATACCGTCTATCTTGGGGGTGATGCGCGTAACTCGTCTGAAAAAGACCCAACCATTCAAGCACTAGGTATGGGTGGTCAGATTTACGGCGCTCGCGCAGACTTGATTATTTTGGACGACTGTATAACTACAGCCAATGCTCATGAGTGGGACAAGCAGTTGGACTGGCTACAGAAGGAAGTTATTACCCGTCTGGGTAAAAACGGTAAGTTACTAGTCGTGGGGACGCGAATTGCAGCAAATGATTTATATAAAGAACTTCGTAATCCAAAGCATTGGTCGGGTGGCAAAACTCCGTTTACTTATATGGGGATGCCTGCTGTACTGGAGTATAGCGACAAACCAGAAGACTGGGTTACGCTCTGGAAAGAGTCGGACGTCCCGTGGGATGGGGATGATGATACTCCTCAGGAGAATGGTTTCTACCCCAAGTGGGACGGCAAAGCCCTCAACAAGCGAAGAAGTGAAGTCACCCCATCAACATGGGCGCTCGTCTACCAGCAAGAAGACATCATGGAAGACAGCATATTCCCGCCAGTTCTTGTGCAAGGAGCGACCAATGGGATGCGCAAGCGAGGACCGCTAAAGCCTGGTGCTGCTGGACACCCACCTCAAGTAGAGGGTTATATCATTATTGGCTTTGACCCTGCTATGACTGGTAACTCCGCATTCGTAGTAACTAACTACAACAGGGCAGATGGCAAGATTTATGTGTTGGACTGCATTAACATGGAAGACCCAACACCTCAGAAGATTAGAGCAACAATTGAAGAGTTGGTTCAAAGGTATAAACCGCAAGAGTTCCGTGTGGAAATCAATGCGCACCAGAAAGCCTACGCCCTTGATGACGAACTACGAAACTGGCTCGCTCAATACGGCGTACGCCTTGATGCTCACTTTACAGGCAAGAACAAGTGGGACACATCTTTCGGCGTTGCCTCCATGTCAAACCTCTTTGGCACAGAGCGTGATGGTAAATATCAGAACAATAACATTATCGAACTACCCTCATCAGAAGGTAGCGAAGGACTAAAGGCTTTAACTCAACAGTTACTTACATGGAAACCAGATACTAGAGGTAAGACGGATACCGTCATGGCTTTATGGTTTGCGGTTATTAGAGCACGCGAGTTAATGCAGCAAGCAAGTAGGACGTCTCAGTATCTTAACAACCGTTGGGCTACAAGACAGCAAATGAATGGTCGCTTTGCGATTAACTTAGATGATGCCTTTGCAGAACAATGGCAAGAACAATACGGATAGGATTACTAGATGCTAAGCATTGACCAGATTGGTGCGCGTGTTTCAACGCTACGCTATCGCGCCAACGGGCGTGACCAGCGCAACGGTGACGTGCAGATGGTACGTCAGGGTAAAATCTCACAGGTTTACCCTAACTTCTTTCCAGATGGTATTGACCAAAACGTAGTAGCAAACTTTATTGACATTGTTGCACGTGACCTGTCTGAAGTTATTGCACCGCTTCCAGCGGTTAACTGCTCTGCTGCTAACCAGACTAACGACCGTGCTCGTAACTTTGCTGACAAGCGTACACGCATTGCATCAAATTACTTTGAGCACTCAGATTTACAAGTACAAATGTACAACGGCGCTGACATGTACATTACTTATGGATTCCTCCCGTTCATTATTGAATTGGATGAAGAAGCGCAAATGCCACGTATCCGACTAGAAAACCCAGTAGGTGCTTACCCAGAGTTTGACCGCTACGGACGTTGCGTTGCATTCGCAAAACGATACTCGATGACACTAGGTGAACTAGTGGCTATGTTCCCAGAACATGAGTATCAACTTCTAGGCAAGATGGGTTGGAAGCAAGACCTTAATGGCATGATAGAGATGATTCGCTATTATGACAAAGACCAGTCAGTGCTATACCTACCATCCCGAAACAACATGCTTTTATCTCAAGCGGTAAACCCACTTGGCATTATGAATGTTGTTATCGCAAAACGACCATCTGTAGATGGTGAATTGCGTGGACAGTTTGATGACGTACTTGGTATTCAGTTGCTTCGCAACCGATTTGCATTACTTGCAATGGAAGCAGCAGAGAAGTCAGTACAAGCACCAATTGTTTTGCCACAAGATGTACAAGAACTTCAACTTGGTGGAGATGCTGTTATTCGTACAGCAAACCCAGCGGGTGTACGCCGAGTTGAACTCACACTACCGCAAGGTGCATTTACCGAGCAGAACATTCTTAATCAAGAACTACGCGTTGGCGCTCGTTACCCAGAGTCTCGTACTGGTAACGTCAATGCAAGCATTGTCACTGGACAGGGTGTACAAGCACTACTCGGAGCATTTGACACACAGGTTAAATCAGCGCAGGCTATCTTGGCTGCTGCTCTTCGTGATGTAATCACGCTTTGCTTTAAAGCAGATGAAGCACTCTTTAACATTGAAAAAACAATTCGTGGTGTAGATGCAGGCTCACCGTATGTTCTTACATACTTGCCAAGCAAAGACATCAAGAAGGACTATTCCGCAGACGTACGTTACGGAATGCTTGCTGGTCTTAACCCAGCACAAGGTTTAATTTTTATGCTTCAGGCTTTAGGTGGCGGTCTTATTTCTAAGGATATGGCTATGCGTGAACTTCCATTTGGAGTTAACGTAACACTAGAGCAAGAGAAGATTGAAATTGAAAAGATGCGAGATGCTCTTGTTGGTTCACTCCAGCAGATGACACAAGCAATTCCTCAAATGGCTATGCAAGGACAAGACCCATCTAACTTAGTGCGACAGATTGCAGATGTAATCAAAGCACGCAAGAAGGGCGTATCTATTGAAGAGGCAATTGAGGATGTGTTCAAACCTGAGAATCCTCCTGCTGGTGCTGCTGAGTCAGTTGAGCAACCTGTCCCCTCTGCTCCTGGTGAACCACCAGTAGGAGGCGCTCCAGGTGGAGCGGCTATGCCTCCAGCAAAACCAGAATTACAAACACTACTTAGCACAATGACAGGCAGCGGTGCTGCTCGCTCTAGTGCACAGATTAGTAACAAGCGTCCACGATAAGGAGTAAACAATGGCAGCCCCTAAGAAGAAGCCAGTTACTCGCAGACGCAAAACCGAAGAAAGAGAATATACAAAACTAGATGAACATTCAATCTGGTTAAATGAATATTACAAGTCATTACGCCGCTCTGGTTTTTGCAGAGATGATGCGCTTTGGTTAATTGCAACACCTGAATCGTATCCTGAATGGATACAGCAACCTACGCTAGATGATATTAGAAAACACATTGATGAGGAGGACGAAGACTAATGGCACAACATGGTGGTTATCGTCAACCTGCAAATCCAGCACCTGTATCTGGACCAGGTTCGCTTTCACAGCGCACAGATGGCGGAGCAATTGATGGAATGCAGCAACCAATGCAGCAGTACACAGGCTTTGCATATGGTGAAAACAAATCATTAAATGACCAACAGGCTGGTGCACCTATGGCAGGAATGCCAGATGCATTTGATGTTATTCCTTTAGATGCTCCTACAATGTTTCCAGATGAACCAATTTCTGCTGGTGCAGATTATGGTCCTGGACCAGGTGTAGACCTAACTGGTATCCGTAGTTTAGGACCATCTGACCCTGCATCTGTTATTTATAACATGATGAAGAATGACCCGTCAGGTCAATTAGAGGCTATCTACAATAGAATTAATTTGGCGTAATGTCTCTGATAAATCCTAATCAGCCATTTCCTCAACCTGTTAATAACGTTCTTGCAACAGCAAATCCAACGCTGTATGCAGCGTCCCTTGCGGGACAACCAACACAAGAAGAACGTGCTATTCAGGAAAACATTCAGCGTCTTCTAAACAAAGACCGTGAACTTACACGTATTACTGATGCTGGTAAAGCATGGCAGGCATACAACAAATTAGACCCACAAATTAAACAGGGTCTTATGTTTATTAACGAGGGTGCTGGCTATCAAAAAGCACCACCAAGCATTCTTGGTCAAATTGCTAAAGCAGCATTAAACACTGTAACTGAACCATTTCGTGCAGTAGTTGCAGCAGCAGATTTTTATTATAAAGGAATTAACCTTCCTTACAAAATTGCATCTAATGTACTTGATGATGCTAAGCCTACATCTGGAGATTTTAAAAGCCTGCTTGCATTTAAAACTTGGTCTGATGCATGGGACGGGCATAACCAGTGGGACTCTAACATGCTTAAAGAACTTGAAGGCAAGTATGGTAAAGCCGAAAGTTATCTTATCCGTGGAATTATTGATGGCAAAAAACCTGGCGATATTCTTCGTGAGTACGGCAAATTAGATAATCAAATGATTGCTGCTGTCCGCAAGATGTCAGACAATGGTTCTGATTGGAAAACTGCATTTGCAGCACACAAGGCTGGACAGGTTAACCCAGGTAACGATTTTACTAACTGGATGAACAGCGAGCATCCACCATCAGAGGGTAGCCTTTGGGCATTAATTCCTTTAACGCTTAGTTCACTTACTGGTGTTACCAGTACTAAAGGCTATGAAGCATTTGAAAAATCTAAAGAAATTGATAAATGGGTTATTGCAAACCCTAATCCATTTTCTAAAGATGAATATGTTTCTCCATCTGGCACAATTAACTTTGCCTACCAAATTGCAGTTGACCCACTAACGTGGCTTACTGGTGGTAGCAGCAAGGCTGTACTTAAGTCAGAAAAACTTGCAGAAACATTTGTTAATGCTGGCAAGAATAACAGCCAAACTCGCGTACTAGATTTATTTGCTGACCCACAGGTAGCAGCGCTACACGATGGACTATCAAAAGAAATTGTTGCATTACGTACTGCACGTGAAGCAGGTAATGATGCAGAGGCTGGTCTTGTGCGTATGCGCATTGCCCGTGATTATCCTAAATATGATGATGACGGTGTTCTTAATCTTTTACAAAAAACTAAAGTACTTGACGACCAAGAACGTCTAGTTCCAATTACTGACTTGCCTACAATGATTAAGTTCTTTGAGCAAGGCGAGCACATGAACTACATTATTTCTGGTCGCGTACAAGGCTCACGCTATTATACTGAAAACCATGTAGCAATTGAACGTTCTACACGTAAGATTACTACAGGTATTAAAGAAACTTTTGACCAAGTATTTAACGGCGTTGACCGCCGTGTTGCTGCTGGTAAAGAACCTATTCCAGAAGAAGTTCTTGAAAGCGCAAAAGCGTTTGACGCATACTTTGCTAACCGTCCTGAGTTTAGACTTGTAGACCCTAAGCAAGATGAAGTTCTTCAGGCTCTTACTAAGAGTGGTAATAATCTTCAGCGTGCTTACAATCATAATATGTCAAGGCATCCTGAAAATGTAATGATTTACACAGAAGATGAAATGGTTGTAAAGTCAATCGGAGCATTCCGTGATTTCTCACGTGTTATTATTGGCGACAAGTTTCGTGCCAATATGCTTGCAGAACGTTTCTTACGTGTATCACCAGAAGAGCGCATTAATATGCTCTTCTCTATGTTTAAGTTATACACTGATAAAATTGGTTTAGCATCAACCGTTAAAGGTTTAGATGTACAGCGTGCATGGCTAGAGTCAATCTTTGCTCCTATTAAGGGCATGGGTCCAATCTCTGATATTAAAATGCCAGCGCACCTTATTACTGAAGGAATGATTGACGTACCTACTGGTCCAAGTCAGATTCTTCATACTACTGAAGGCATTTCTATGCCCAACTTTAATGCAATTAGTGAATGGGTTCACTCAAACTCTACATTTAATAGCGGTCTTCGCCGCCATTTTGGTATTAGTGGTCTTACCAACGAAGGTTGGGCTAAGTTTCTTATGGGTGGCTGGACTAAGTACACGCTATTTCCTAAACTAGGTCTTAAATCTGCCGTTGATGAAGGCACAATTGCTGCTATGGTTCAGCAACCAAGTGCGCTTTTTGCTTTTGCTACAGGTAAAGGTGCTGCAATTGCTAATACAGTTGCTGCATACCGTGGTAGTACTGAAACTTATGGTCTTGTAAAAAGCAAATTACTATCTGTTGCTGGTAGAAACCCAGCAGAGTACGTATCACCTGCTCAACGCCGTGCTATGCAACAACCAGTAATGGTTGATGCTAGTTATACATTACCTAACGGCAAAGTAATTGAACGTCAACAGTTAATTTCTGCTGATGAATACTTTGGAGCGCCTTATGAAGAGCGCCTAGCCAACATGGTTATTGCAAAGTATGCAGGCAAGTTGTCAGAACAAGAACAACGTTGGCTAACAACCCACCTTATGAACAATTCACATGCCACTGAAGGCATGGTGCAGTCACAAGTAGCACGTTCATTTGGTAATACTATGGTTGATGGCACAGTTCAGGCTGAAATGTACGGCAAGTCTACCCTTACTGAAGCAGTTGAAGAGTGGGGTCGTAAAGACTTAGGCGAGTTTCTTACAGATGAAAAAATGGCTCTTACATTTTCAGAGCGTACTGCCGTTCACTATGATGCTTTCTACCGTTACTTTGGTAAGAACATATTTAAGACCTCTTATGGTCCTGTAGTTGACTTTGGTTCTTTGTTTATTAAGCATAACGGTCTTGAGACTGCTGCTGATGGTACTGCTTACGTAGATGAAATTATGGACCTTATTGGCTGGACTAAAAAACCTGACGGTTCATGGGCTGTGCTAGATAAGACTCTTAATCCTGGCACACCTTACGAAAGAGTTATTAAGAAAGAACAACTTCTTACATCTATCAAGCGATTTAACGGACGTTTTGGTCAAACATTTGGATTACGTGCAGCAGGCAAGTCTGCCTCACAAATTACAGATGCAATTGTGCGTAAAAGCATGGGTGAATTGTATGTAGTATTCCACGGTTCAGATGCAGTATTTAACCGTCCGCTGTTAGACGCAGTGCGTGGCAAATTAACCGAGGCTGCCGAAAAGATTTCAAAGCGTAATGCATTTGAAAAGTCAGATGAATACCTTCGCGCATATGCAGGTAAAGAATTGCCGTCAAGCGAAGCAACTGCAAAGATGCGCCGCGCTTATGAAGCAAAGATGAAGTCACCTGCTTACCATGTTACACAAATGCCATACTCAGACTTTGAAGTACTAGTAAAAGACTTCCCAATTCAGGGTATGCTAAAGACTCAGTACGATTTCCCTGGGCTAATTGATAGCGCTGAAAGCGCATTTAAGAAGTTTGGTGAGATTCCGTGGAAGATGATGGATAAGCAACTTACTGACATCTACCGTGCTGATGCATTTGGTATTAAGGTAATGGAACAGCGCAGCAAAATGCAGGCTGACGAAATGCAAATGGTTAAAGACCTTGTTGCCCGTGGCGTAGATGAAGATGCTGCAAAACTACAGGCTGACTTTTACTTTGATAACCGTGCTACACATAATGCTGCTGATGAACTAATGAAGTATGCAGATAACCCAGATGTACGCTCACAAATGGCGTGGAATCTACGTGGTGTTGGACGCTTTGTTCGTGCATCTGAAGACTATTTACGCAGATACGGGCGTTATTTAATTGCACACCCTGATAAAGTTATCTATCGTACAGGTCATTTAAGCCAAGCAATGCAAGGCTCTGGAGTTACCTATACAGATGATAAAGGCAATCAGTATGTAATGGTTCCTAATGATGGTGTTATCTGGGGTATGGTTGCACCAGCACTCGCTGCATTATCAGACCCTGTAAAGGCTACCGTTAACCTAGCACAGGGTAACTGGGACTTCTTTAAACAACCACAATGGAATCAATATAGCGCTAAAATATCTATGCTTAACCCATCATATAATGATGCAGCAGGCGTACCATCACTTACTGGTCCTACAATTGCTATTCCTGTACTGGGTGTACAGGCATTGCTTAATGTTATAGGTCGTGAGATAAATAGCGAAGGCACACTAAGAGTTGCCGATAACCTAGAGAATATTATTCTTGGTCCAGGTTCTGAGAACACTACTTGGGTACGAGCATTGGTTCCATCAATGTTTGCAAACATATGGGGTCAATTTGACCCAGCACACAAGACTGCTGTTCAGGCTAGTACTCTTATGCAAGCCGCCGCTAACATAGAGGCTGCTGGTATGACAAAGATGAAGCCAGAAGACTGGGGCAATGCTGAGAAAGTACAGCAATACTATGACCGTTTAGGCATTGGTGTGCACAATCTTATCTCAGTTAAACTTGGTTTTAATACTTTAATTCCTATACCGCTTAGTACTAATGACCCTGACTTCCCTAATGAACTACGTAAAGTAGGCATTGTTAGTTTCCGTCAAGAGTTTAATGACATACTTCGTGCGGTTATTGATGTAAACTCTAAGTACGGCTACTACATGGATGACCCTATTGGTACAGCAGTATCAATGTTTACAGCGTCTAATCCAGATAAGTTAATTTACACAGTGGGTGCAAACAATAAGGCTGCTAAAGCAGCCATTGCGTACACCAAAGAAACTAAATTGTGGACTATGAAGAACTCTGAAATCCTTCAGGATTATCCAGATGTTGCTTGGGTCTTTGCACCCAATGTTGGTAAGTACGACCCATCTGTAGTTAAGTATCTTGAGGCAGCGGATATTATCCCTGGCAAGACTAACCCATTCAATGACAATGGTGGCGTATTAAAGCGTTACCTTCTTGATGTAGCAACAGTACGTGCACGCAATGATTTCTATAACGTAGACCGTCAGGTTCAGGCATTGTTTAATGACCCTAATAATCCTGACCGCAATCTTGCAACTTATCGTTCAGAAGTCCTGCGTCAAGCACGTGATATTAAGTTTGCTATGAAGCAATCTAACCCAGCGTTAGCATTGCAATTGGGTACTAATCCAATTATTCCACGTCAAGAACTAATCCAACGCTTTAATCACCTAGACCAGATGGTTAATAATCCTAAGTACTTTGACAAGTTACCTAAGGGTCAGCGTTTGCAGATGTCTCAAATGACAGCATTAACAAATCGTATGCTTATGGTATTAGAAGATACCAACATACGTTCACAATTCAACGGTGAAGAAACCGTTAATAAGGTACGTGATGAAGGGCTTGAGTATCTCAAGAACTTTGCGGCAGGTAACGCTCCATTAATGGAAGCATACCAAAGCATTATCAAACCACTTATTGATGATGTATATACAACTCCAACTGTAGCAATGAGTAAGGGATAAAGATGACAACACCACCAACACCTAATCCAGCGTCATCATATGGTCCAGCCGTTGCAGGAAACAATGCTATTAAGCCAACTAACAAGCCTACACCTAAGCCTACACCTACAACATCTGGCGTAAATGCACCAGGTACAGGTAATACTAACCCTATTCAACCGCTACCTAAGGGCGTTCAAAAAGAATACGGTGGGTTTCTTGATGGTTCTTATGTTTTAAATAGCGGTGGTAGTGCAGGTGGAGTTCAGAATCAACCATACATTTCTGCTCGTCCAACTGCTAGCAACACACAGCCAAAGGCTGTTGTTGTATTACCAAAGTTTAATGACGCTGGAGACCAAGTTGGTTTTACTGTAACTGATATTGATTCAGAAGTACAGAAAATTATATCAACAATCCCACGTGCTAACATAACTATATACAAAACACAGTTAAAAGACTTATACCCAAATCTTAATGATTTTAAAAAGTCTCTTACTGCTGGTCCAGTAACTGATAAAGACTTAGGTTTTCAGCAGGCAATTAAGAATGCTTTAATGCAGGCATCTGTAGATAACTTTAATACAGGTGTTGAAATTGCCAAAGAAATGGCTAAGGGCAAGACGTCTTCAAAGAAGATGTATGACTTTAATGCATACGTTACAAGTCGTACACCAATGGATATGCCAACTAGCGAAAGCGCTCGCAGCAGTGGTTTAACTGTTAAAGAAGATGCGTATGCTGAGTTTGACCGTACTGTCAAGCAGTATATCGGAGACCCTGCTCTTGTTAACGAAGTTAAAAAACTACGTGAAGAATACTGGCAGCGTTTACATAAAGCAGAACTAGCGCGTCAAAGCGTTAGCACTAGCACAACTGACATCTTTGGAAACCGTACTAGCGCAACAACTGCATACACACAAATGTCTGACCAAGACCGCCTTGATTTGCGTCTTGGTCTTGTTGTTAATGGTGCTGTAGTAACAGACCCTAAAACAAAATTAAAAACTGTTATCAGTACAGGTATTACACAAACAGCAGCAGATGATTTGGAAGAAGCAGGCGGGCTTGTTGGTGCGTCATATGGCAAACTGCGTGCAGTTGCAGCCGACTATGGCATTGAACTAACACATACTGATTTGCTTAACCGTTCTCGTAATGCAGTAAAACCTGGCGGAGTAACCTCAGGTATTAGTCCTGATGCTATGGCAACTGGACTAGAACAAGAGGCTAACAGCATTAAGCAAGCAGCCAAGATTAAGTTCAAAACTCTTGCACCATACATTGACCAGGGTTTAAAGGTTACTGACATTGCATCTAACTTCCAGCGTCTAAAAGAAAACGAATACGGATTGGTAGCCAATAGCGTAAACGTATATGACCCTGATGTACAAAATGCAATTAGCGGAGACAAAATTTTTTCTAACAATGACTTTGTTCTTGGTGTTCGTTCTAAACCAGAATGGCGCAAGACACCAAAGGCTAACGAGATGGCATCATCTTTTATTAATACTCTACTCAAGACATGGGGCAAGGTAGGCTAATGGCAGATACAGTAAAGGTTAAAAAAGGCGACACGCTTAGCGGTATTGCTGCTAAGGCTGGCGTATCGCTTGCTGCTGTTAAGGCTGCTAATCCACAAATTGCTAACCCTAGTTTAATTAAACCAGGACAAACAGTTAATCTACCTGCTGTTACACCTGCAAAGGCTGCTACACCATCTAGCCCTTCTGCTGTTCTTGCAGCAGCACAAGCACAAATTAAAAAACTAGAAGCCGCTGCTGCTGCTGAAGAAAAACGCATAGCAGATGCAAAAACAGCAGCAACGGCAAATGTTGATGCTGCTAAAAAAGAACAGGCTGACCAGTATGCTGCAAATGAAAAACTTGCTAAAGAATTAGGTCGTACATACGACCCTAAAACTGGAAAAATTGGTGGTCCAATTGCCACCCAAAAAACAGATGACAACCCACCAGATGATAATGATTCTGTAGTTAGTGTATATACAGACCCTGAAACTGGTGACATTTTTCAGGTATGGAAAAGCGGTAAGCGCACTCTGCTTAAAGCAGGCACTAAAAAACAAGATGAAGAAGCCGCTGCTAATAAAGAACGTTACGATGCAGAGCAAGCAGCGCTTGCTAAAGCAGCAGCAGAGCAAGCAGAAAAGCGCGATGCATTTGCATTAATTCAAGATACTATGCGTTCATATGGGTTTACAGATAATGAAATGTCAGAACTATCTGGATATATTCAGTCTGCAATTATTGACCCTAACTTAGGACCAAATGCCGCTATACTTGGTATGCGTAACCTTAAGGTTTACAAGCAACGTTTTGCTGGT